GGGGGGCTTGGGTGCGGTATTAGCAACGGGTGCCGCGAGTCGCGGGGCGGCATCCATCTTTTTTATCTAATCTTTTTTGTTGACCGATTCGGCGGGCGGTGGCATAACAGTTGAGCGGGGTTGTCCCGCTAACCAAGAACGAAAGGAACATTAACCATGTTCGACGTAGTACCAAATGAAGATATACGCGGCTCTTTTACAGTAGAGCATAACGACCCATCCAATATTGACTTGTTCGTCAATCGCGGTTCAGTCCGGCGGGTGCCAATTGATGCCATCACTGAAGAAGCCTATGACGACTATTCTCTGTGCAAGGCAGAACGTATGCCCGACTATTCAGCCCTACAGAATACCGCAACCGGTGCCATCCTGAATACTAGGCCAATTGGTAAGACTTACAATCTGGTTCCGCATGACCTCTTGTTTAGTCGTCAGGCCGAATTGCTGCAAGAGACTGATTTACCGATTAGTGACGTAAAGGTGGTTGATAGGGTTTACGATGATGGGCTGCGGGCGCATCGAACCATTCACTTTAACGACCTGCAGACCACCGTCGGGGATTCGTCGGATTCGGTGAATTGCCGCATGGACGTTTTCAATTCGGTTGATATGTCTTGGGCGTTTCAGGTGTTCAGCGGTGCATATCGCGACCTTTGCCGCAATACCTTGGTCTTTGGTGGTGAGAAGGCATATCACCAGAAAGCCAAACACACAAAGAACCTTTCACCTGAAGCATTGATAAGTAAGGCTGGCGGCTCTCTTGAGATGTGGACAGGCCAGCGCGACCAGATGAACTTGTGGGCGGGTGCCAAGTTGTCCGATGAGCAATTCGGCGAAATACTGGCGCAATCCATTTGTCATAAAAACACGAGGGCGGCCGAAGCCGGTCAAACCAAACCCATCAATGAACGCCTGATGAATAACATTCTTTATCTGTTCGACAAGGAAAAGAAGGAACTAGGCCAGACCATGTGGGCGGCTTACAATGCCTTGACCCACTGGTCTACTCATACTCAGGAAGGGTGGACTGACCTCACGACCGGCAAGGATTACCAGTCGGGCAAATCAACCCAGAATGTGGCTAACGTCCAGCGAACCCGTAACGACATGGTTCGGACTGTGCTTGCCAGCCCATCATGGACTTGGGCAGAATCGGTGGCGGCGTAATGATTGAATCGTTGCTGCTTTTCGTAATCTTCTTTGTAATATGAAAGATAAACAATGGAAGCCTTGTACGTAATTTATCGGAGCCTGACCGTTCTCTTGATAATCTCTATAATATACGCGGTCTTTATTACTTGAACCACCAACGCCCATCGGGCAGGAAAGAACCAACCAATGTTTAATTTACCACCAAAACTTAGAGCCGACTTGATTAGCATCGAAGGCCGGATAGAAGAAGCCATCCGGCAGGATGAACGGCACAATATCCTAACCCAAATGGCAACCGAACGTGAGGCCAATGGAAGGCAATTCCTTGCCGATATCTTTGGCGACCGGAACGGCGAAACCTCCAGTTTAAACCTTGGGGCTTCGGCGGCGAAAAAGCTTCGGCAGCGGCGCGGGTTTCATGCCAATAGTAAGCTCGGCAAGTTGTATCGTTGCCTTGCCAGTCGTACCTATGCGGTAACAAAAAACACTTTAGCCCGTGAATCTGGCATGACTAACAAGTCTGTATATCAGGGCATTTCAACCTTGCGCGGGAAAGGCTACAAAATAGAGTCTGTTTTCGGCAGGGGTTCAAAGGCACGTTATAAGCTTGCCAGCTAGTCCGGCAGCGGCTATAAGAATAGGGCGGGGCGCGGTTGCCTCGCCTCAACCTTTCGGAAAGGAACCGAACCAATGATTAAATCAACTCTCAATATCACTGAAGAAAACTTAACCGATGATGAAGCAAAACGGCTAATCGTTATGACCAGTACCGAGCAGGCTTTTATCTTGTCAATGGTTGAATCTCTCGAATCACAAGCCACCAGCTTAAAGGATTATCTGCGTATGTCCGGCTTTGACCGTTACGCCTATGGAACCGACAACCCGCGAACGGTTGCCCGCCTGCAGCTAACCCGAAAGAAAGAAACCAGCGAATAACCTTTAACGATTCCTCCCTGAAACTTGCCCCTGCCTATTCGGTGGGGGTTCTTTTTTGTCCGGCTTGGATTAATGGGGGCTAACTGGCGGTAATCCCGTGGTTATTCGGTGGGCTGGTTTGGTGGTGATTGTATATATTCCATAAATCGAAAGGCCACCCCAGATATTAACCGGCATGACAAATCAGGTAACGCGGGCGTGCGTGCGTGCAGGTATTTAGGGGGTTTCATGTATGTTCGCGGGGTTTGGGGGCTGTTAGGCGATACGACCAGAACCAACGGCATCACCGATGCAAACATAAATATATTGTACGCGCGGGTACGCGAGGGACACCCCACCCCCCTGCCAATTGCTATGCAAACCCGGCATATTTTTTGTAGTTTTAGGGTTATCGGCATGGGATACTTTGCGGACCGTAGAGTACCCAACAGAAAAACCCCACCGGAGAACCAGCGGGGACCATTTTGCGAACCATAAGGGGACCCTGCGGGTAGACAGGGGGTTTACCCCGGCAGGACTAGGTCCTATAGTAGCGTCAAATTCACGATTTGTCAACAGGTTTTTTTATTTTTGGTTATTTTATATTACCGGTGGGTAAAACGGGGTTGACAGCGGTCCCAAAAGCCGCCATAATACAAGGGTATGACAACGGTTCGCAGGAAAACCCCATGTTCGAAGCTATTTTACTTATATGCCTAGCTGCAGCACCCGAAGAATGTGTTGAGTTGAGTGACACACGAGGTCCCTACACCAATGAGGTGGACTGCATGAAGCGTGTCGATGAAATGGCAGAGTTTGCCATAGATGTAAACCTGTTCGACCTAAACATAAAGTGGAAGTGTACAGCCCCAGAAGGCTTGTCAACCTAAATCCCCATGAATTTACTACCCCAGACGAATAAAAAAGCTGCCCTGACGGAGAAACAGGAGCAGTTCTTGGATGTCCTGTTCGAAAACAACGGCAATATGTCCGTTGCTGCCGAAATTGTGGGCTACTCTCCCAAATCCGTGGGCTGGCTAAAGGAACGCCTAGCCGATGAGATAATAGAGCGTACCAAGACCATGTTAGCAGGCCACTCCCTGTCAGCCGCGAACAAGTTGGTTAACCTTGTTACAGCCGTAGATATCGAACGCGGGGACGACCTTCGCATGAAGGCAGCAGAATCCATCCTGAACCGCGTTGGTATCGCAAAACAGGAAACAATGAACCACAACGTACAGGCAATCCACGGGGTTGTCCTGTTGCCACCCAAGAAAGAGGTAGTTATAGATGGCTGACCTAGCTGAATATCGTACATTACTCGCTGACGTAAACCAGATTCGAGAAGAGGGACCATCAGAAGGAACTTCTTTTAGAGATGCAGTAGCACCCCTACTTGCTAGAATAAAAGAGATAGAAGCTGGTTTGAGTAAAAGCGAGATACAAGACGCAAGACAAGAACAAGCCAAAGCCAAGGGCGGCAAGGTTCGCGGCTACCGCTATGGCACTCCCAAGGGCGGCGTGAAGAAGATGAAACCGTGTCGTGGTCGCAAGGCCCAAGGAAATAAGGATTAGGAATATGGCTAGTAAACGAAAATCAACACCAATTCAAGAGGACTTGGGTAAAGGTTACACCACTAGAGAAGAGGCAGCTAGAATAAGACGACAAACAGAATCAAAAGCAGCAAAAAAAGCTCGTCTGCAAGTTGCTAAAGAAGGTTCTTCAATGTCACGAGAAGACATGTCAAAAGGACCCATTGGCTTGTTAAATCTTTTTGTAAAGGGTGTTGACGCTATAACCGGCTATAAAGGTCGTAAAGCTGCAAGCAGCGCAGAAAAATCTTAGGTAACCCGTGGCCCCACGCAAAAGAGTCCTAGTCCCCCCGAACCCCGAAGACCTAGGCAAGGTCGGCAGACCTAAGAAAAGACCCGGCGAACCCAAAACAACTCACAACATGAGTGACCGGGAACGTGCGCGGCGTTCTGTACAGATGAAATTGAAGAATGCCAAGAAGAAGCAGGTCAAGCAGGATGTGAAGACAGCCCGGAACCGCCGCAAGGTTCGCGACCTGACCAGCGCAGCCAAGAACATAGAGAATGCCATCAACGGAAACAAGACCCGTGTGGTAGACACCTCAGACCTAGACGTA